ATCGTATAACGCTTTACGAACGTATTTATTTGGATTTACCATATTTGTCTAATACTTTTTTTAACTTATCTTCGTACTCAATACGACCTCGTAATAATGCAGGATAAAGAAACGGTCTTGCTCTTAAATTAACTTGCTTAATTCCTTTGCCTTTAAACTTAATAGCCATTTCTTTTAACTCTTTTGGCACTTCAACTAAGCCACCAGTTCCAAACTCTATAAAAGGCGCATAAGGTGCTAATACTCCACCCGCTTCAATACTCCAATTAAACTCATTCTCTTTAACTGCTTGTATTGATTGACCTAATTTTCCTGTATCAACAGGCGCATTAGATTTCGCATAGCTTTCAATTTTACGTGCCATTTGTTCAGTAACGCCCGCTATATCTTTTTCAGCTTCTTTACCGAATTTACGCAAATCTGAAATAACACTATTTATACCTTTTATCGACATTACGTTCTTTGTGTTGCTAATATTTCAGCATCGATGTTATCTAAGTCTTTATTTAAAATACTATCGATGTTATAAATCAATCCGCTATACTTTATAAAATTGTCTTTAATTGACAAATCTAAATCGTATCTATTCCTAACTGTAAATACCGTTTGTGTAAAGTTATCATTTTGTCCGTTTTCGTTTAATCTACTTGCACGCTTTGCCGTAACGTTTGCCCAAATTGAAAAGTCTAAAGCAGTTGTAACAGTTGTGCCACCATAACCATCGGAAACGTTGGTAGTTTTCCAAACTTCAATATACTTTGTGTATTTACGTGCTAATGCCATTATATAAAACGTCTATTTAAATCGATGTTAGCCATAACAAAATCAGGGATTGTGTTTAAGGCGTTTTTAGTTTCTGAATTATAGAACCAAAAGTTTATAATTTGTAAAGCACAATCGATTAACTCTACAGGGACATCCTCCAACGCTTCGTAACCAATAGTCAAAGTAACCATATCATTAACAGTTGGCACAATAGCGTAAAGTGGTCTGTATGTAATATCTAATTCAGTAACTGAGTTATCTATAGGATAATCATAAACTTTAACTTGTTGCACTAAAGCACAATCCTTATAATAAACCTTGTCACGGGTTTTAAATATGTGATTTGTACGCTTTTCTATATATGACAAAGCACTATTAATCATACCTATAATTTCATCGTCTGTAATGGTTTGCCCATCGTCGATTTTTAGGTATAATTTAGCTTGTTCTAAACTAATAACATCGGTGTAGTTAGTCATTTTTTACTTTTGTTTTAACTTCTTTTACTTTGTATTCAACTAAACCGTTTTTAGCCATTTCCTTAGCTTCTGAATCACTTAATTCGATTTTGTCGCCTACATTGTAAGTAGTTTTATTTGACAGCTTAAAAAAGCCTTTAATTACTTTACATTCCATAGCAGTAAGTATCGTTTAAATTATAAGGTACGTTATTAGGGAATTCCAATTCAACTATATTGTTATCACAGTCGTTTTTTAATCTAAGTATTACACCACCGTTAGGCAGGTAAGCCTTATAAATGACCGTGCCACAATCACAATTTAATATTTCCCCTGATTCCTCTTGTTGTTCTGTGCTACAACCTACTAAGGTTAAAATAGCAATTAATAATAGTTTTTTCATGTTTTTTTAGTTTATAAATTCAAAGATATAAAAAAAAACCGTTTGAATTAACAAACGGCTTTAAAAATATTATTTACCAACGATTAAACCGCCGTAAAGTCACCGTAAACCAACGCTAAAGGCTGTTCTACTGCCAAAGCTACTTGAGCTTCTATACGAGCAGTAATGTTGTTGTTTACAAAGTTAGAACCCTCAGTTTCAGAAAACTCTAAAGATAATCCCTCAGTAGTTACCTTGTTAACTCTTGTCCAATCACCAACAAAGTATTTGTTAGCAGCTAACCAAGTGGCTTTAAACACTTGTACTCCTGCAACTCTTAAAACCCCTCCTTCATAAGTAACTGCAGACTCTAAGTCTTGTTTTGCAGTTTTCAAAATATCCAAGTAATCAGATGGTCTGATAACAATTCCGTTAACCATATAGTTAGCGTTTTCTAACTTACCGATTTCATTAATAAGCATTTCAGATTTTGTACTACCTGTGATAATCTCAGTTGAAGCAGTAGCATCAGTAGCCAAGATAGTGTTAAACGCTGTATTTTCAGCTTTCCAATAGTCACGTCTTAATAAGTCAGGAATAGCACTTGTAATGTATGACAAGTTGTTACGCATTTTTTTAGAGTAACGAGCGAAACCTGCAATAAAGTTTGTTGAAACATCAACCGCTGTAAAGTCGTAATCTCTTTGAGATTTAGCACTTCCCTCAGTTTGAGCAGCAATAGAACCCTCTCCTGCACCCTCTACGGTATAGGTATAAGTACCACCATTGATTGCAATATTGCCTGTTAAGTCGGCAACGTTAACCATTTGAGCAGGGAATTTAACAATATCGAAATTGTAATCTCTTGGCTCTTCACCTGTGAAATTAGCAGTAGTCATATTGCCAACCGCTTTCAATCTTACCTTGTTGTTTTCTCCAACCCCTGCGATTTTCTCAGCGTTATCTTTAATAACCGCTTTGATAGCGTCAACATTTTTGTTTGCACTTGCAGTAGTTTTCTCCTGTAGTTTCAAATCTAATTTATCAGCGTGGTCTTGCACCGCTTTTAAGTCGGCTGTAAATTTAGCTTCCATAGATTCTTTTACTGATTTCAATTCAGCATCAAATGAAGCTTTTACTTCTGATGTTAATTTTGTTTCAAAAGCATCGATTGCGCTTTTTACTTCTGTTGCAGTTTTAGTTTCTAAACCGCTTTTAATGTTTGCCAATTCGGCTAATAATTTTTCGTCCATTATTTTAAATTTAACGAGTTTGTAAATGATTTTAAAGTGTCTAATATAATCGGCTCATTTTCCAAAGTGTTAGTATCTAACGGCTCTTTATCGAGTGACTTTAATAAGTTTTCAATTTGTCTTAATCTTTCGTCTGAGTAATCCAAATCGTATGATTTCTGTATCAATTCCATTAAACCGTAATGCGATTTAATAGATTTAATATCCTGCACCGTGCTTAGTTGATTTGCGCCCCAAGACGATAAAAACGAGTATTCCATTAACTTATATTCCTTAATAATGCTTTTGTCTTTTGAATCCCTTTGCATTACTCTATAACCTATACTTAACTCAGCGTTTAAACCACTTTCGTGCATCAACTTAATATCGGTAAACATATCTTTACCTAAGTCTTTATTAAGGTTAAACTGCGAAGTAGTTAACAATCCGTAAGTATCTTTAGTATCAATAACCAAAGGAACTCCAATCATCATAGTAGGGTTATGGTCTTTTAACACCCTAATACGTTTAAAATTTTCGTTTACCGTCTTATCAAAAGAACCATAAGCCGATACATCACCGTCTGAATCTTTGAAGTTATAAACGTTAGCGTATGCCGTAACAACGCCTTTCTTTTCGTCTAAATCTTTTAAATCGTATGATAATTGTTTGAAGTCCATAATGCAAATATATAAAAATTATTTATAATCATTCTAAATAAGCTAATTTATTTTTCTAATCGGTAAGCCATCCGCATCTTCTTTAATCGTAAACACTATTTTACAACGGCAGTTGATTATATTTCCCGCTGTTCCGTTTGGGTCGCCTGGATATTCCAACTCTTCGCCACCAACAAAAAACGGTTGCATCACATCAACTTTTACCCCGTTCATATCTAAATGGTCGAAAGGTGATTTAGGCGGTCTTCGTGTTCTATTGTCTTGCGCACTTATCCACGTCTTTTCCAATTCGTATTCGCTATCTTGCGCACTTAATAAAGTTGCTAAATTTGTAGCGGTTGTGGTTTCCGTTCGTGCAATTCTTAACGCTTGTGCTTTATACCATCCGAAGCGATTTTGTAAATTACGGGTTATATCAGCAACACTCAAGTTATTATTATAACCGTCTTGAATAACGTTAATAATCGATTCAATTAACGTTTGGTGAACCGATACAATTCTTAACCCTGCGTTTGTGTTTAACCATTGATTAATAATCATTTCAAAGTTAACATCCGCTTTAATTTGCCTTGTTGTTCTTTTGTATTGTGGCTCGATTAAGTTAGTATAAATCTCTTTATACATTTGTTTAATTTGCGCTTCAGTTACATTACCTGCGATTAAATCAGGATAGGTAAGTTTAGCCATATTGTAAAAAGGAATAGAATTAACTATCTTTAATACATTACGTCTAACTATTCGGTAAGATTGCATTTCCTGCCTTATCCTTAACTTATCCATTTTGCAAGTCGTTTACACTTGGGTCGTTTATGTTTACAATTCCGTTAGGAATGTATATTTCGTTCATCATTTCATCGTCTATCCCTTCGTAGTTGAACACTTCGCGTCTTTCGTTTAATGTTAAAGGAACTGCGTTAACCCATTCCGACATCGTTTTCATATCGGTTTGCATTTCTGGCATTTCTGTAATATCAAATTCTAATTCTGTTTTTTCGTAGCCTTTAAATAACTGAATGAAATAAGGATTTAAATAAGAAGCCAATAAGTCTAAATCGGGTTTAATATTGTCAATCATTACTCTTTTACGTGCTTCAATTAACGTATCGACACCAAAGCCACCTGTAGAAGAACCTCTATCTTCATTTAGCAAATTAACATCCCAATTTAAGCAATTTGCCAAAGTACGTCTGTCGTAGCTTAAATATTCAAACGGCTTTAATTGGTCTGTAGTTAACCCTACTTGCGTAAATCCTAACTTAGCACTTGCGCCCGCTATATTTGAAAGCCTTGTGGTATTGTTGTCCATTTCTACTAAACGGTCTTTTAATTCTTGACCTTGTTCAGCGGTTAATGGCGTACCACCGTCCCCTGCGTGAATAAAACCGTAAACCCCGCTATTAAGCATTGTTTTGGTATTATTATCAATCGCATTATTTGAACTATTAATATTTCGTATTGCCGACATCAACTCACTATAACCGTATAATTGCGTGCCATTATAATCAAAGAATGGATTAGTACGTTTTATGTGAATTATATCTTTAGCTTCAAATTTAACTAATTGGTTGCCTTGTTCTAAAATATAGTAATCAATCGGACTTTCAACACCTAACATATTTGCACCTTTTTTAAGCACTATTTGCACCCAATGTGAAGGTAATATATATAGTTGCAACGGTGTACCTGCATTTGCACCCTCTTTAGGTGACATTTTATAAAAGTAAACGTTGCCACAAACTTTTAAGTAGACTTTGTAAAGGAATAAAATATCTTTCCACGTTTGTACAGGATTAGGTACTTCAATAGGCATCGGCATTTCTGAATCAGTATCGTAAGCCTTTTGCTTTAATCGTTTAATCGTTTGCTTTTGTCGACAGGTTAAATCATTTGGAAAACGTTTGATTTGTTTATGTACTTTTTCATCGGTTATCTTTTTAATAGCAAAAGGGACTATAGTTGTCTTTGATGCCATTTGGTTAACCATAGCGTTAACATCAGGGTTTTCTCCATAGCCTTTTACTAATAAAGTTTCAAGTGTTGAGTTATAGGTATTTGTTTGACCGCCTATTAGTCTATACATCGCTTGGTTAAACAAGTTTTGTGTAGGATTCATAAAAGCATTCCAAGCTATCTGTAGTCTATTTTTAGCCATTATATACTATTTTGTTTCAAAGATATAAAATTATTTATAATAATTCTAAATAAGGCGGTTAAAATGTAAAAAAGGTTTCACTCATTAAATTACGTTCAATCCCGTAACACGTTAAATCTATGTGTTCATCGTGCTTTGCGTTTGGAAACATTCCGACCTGTTGCAAAAATGCATCGTTCCAATTCCCTTTTATTAATATAACTCTACCGCTTTCGATATAAGGCGAACACGCCCTAGCGTTTTCAATCTTTGAGGCATTTACAAAGTTGGTTTTAATTTCGGTTATATTGAGTTTAGTTTCATTATAAATCATTTGTTTAATCGATTTTCCTGATGCTTTTGGTTCTACTAAAGTCATTGAAACTTTAACACCCGATGCTTCAATGTGATTTGGAATGAATTTCAATAACTCAGGCATCTCTAAGTACTTATCGATACTTGACAATATCACATAGTTGTTATTCCATTTAGCCCCGATTTGGAAACCTGATGGGTCGTTGGCTGTGTTTTTAGTATAAGCACCGTCGATAATTAACTCCCACTTTAAAGACTGTAAAGGTACTTCTGATTTATCCATTATAGTAAACCACTCCTTACGCCATTCCCCTCCCTCTTCGGGTGCAGGTTGCTGCATATATTGACCCGCAAAGTTATAGCGGTTTGCCTGTCTAATTTGCTCTAATTCATCAAATGAATGTTTGTCAGCCCAAAGTGGGTTGTTGTTTTCGTCTAATGCGGGTAAGCACAAATGTTCCCAAACTTCACCACTACCACCGTTCAAAAGAAACCCACTTAAATCTTCCTCGTGAAGTCTTTGCATAATAACGATAATAGGGGTGTCTCTATCGTTAACACGGCTTCTAATTGTGTTGTTGTATCTTTCGTTTACCGAGTTACGACGTGCCTCGCTATTTGCATCGTCAGGTTTTAAAGGGTCATCAATTATAATAGCACCCGAAAAGATTTTACTTTCAGCTACACCCGCTCCAAAACCTGTAATAGCACCGCCCGATGCTGTAGCGTAAACACCGCCACCGTCTTTATTAAACCATTTCTTTTTACCTTGGGCATCCTTTTTTAATTCCATAGGGTAAAACCTTTGGAAACTTTCACTTTCGATATACTCTTTTGTTTGGCTACTGTTATCAAGTGCTAAATCATCGGAGTAAGATAAGTGAATAAATTTTGATGCAGGATTTTTAGCTAATGACCACGCAATAAAACATTTTACAGCTAATTCTGTTTTACCGTAACGAGGCGGAATATTTATAATAAGTCTTTTAGTTTGACCGTTTACAACCCGTTCTAATGCGTTTGTTATTTTAACTAAATGAGGCGCAACTATAAAATTACGCCTGTGGTTTTCTTTATAAATATAACGAGTGAAAAACAACAAAGAGTTGTCGCATTTAACTTTTAGTACTTTATCCTCGTTAGTAAGTGCGTTCGAGGTTGTCATTTATTTTCTGTATTTCCGCATCGGTTAGTTTACCTGCATCTACATTAACTGTTGTTTGGCTTATTACTTGTTTGGGTAGTCCAAAATTGTATTGGAAAAATAGTTTAACCGCCCAATCTTTTTTTTCATTTAAAGCCTCTGTAAGCGCATTAAAAGCTAAAGGCTCTAAGGGTGTTAACTTCTCAATTAAGTTTTGTTCCTCAGCTTTGCTTTTACGTCCTCCTGCATTTCCTACTGTTCCTTTGTTTTCTTTTCTTTTATCCATAATCAGTTAAAATTAGTTATCTGATTTTAAAACGTAAAACCTACCTTAAACCGTTAAAGTAGGTAACAGTAAGTTTGATTTGCTACTGCCGTATGTTATTGTTTAATTCACTTCGGTATCCATAAAATCAAAATACCTTCTTATTTTTTCGTGTCCTTCTTTACTGTAATCGTAAAAGAACTCATTACCGCCTATAGTTAGTATTATTTCAGTCTTATCATCACTTATTGAATACTTATCTATTCGGTCTA